AAATGGTTGATTCTGCATGGTATAGACAGGTTCCAAATAGAGCTGGAAGGCTCGTAACTCGAATGAAAGCGTTAGCATAATGTCTGATGATTTTTTTGATTTTGGTTTTACAGCTGTAGATGAAGATGAAATCGAAGATGTACAAAAAGTAGCTAAAAAGGCAGAGGCTTCTCAAACAGAAGCCAGTTCCGCTCAAGAAAGATTGGACAAATTGTATAATGCAATAACACCTTTACTGAATAATCTTAAAAAGAATCCAGAAAAAGAGTATATTCTTTGGCCGAATAGATTAGAAAAAGTAGAGCAGTTTGAGGACCATATACAAAAAATTTATAAAAAATGAAAAAAGTCCTTTACATTTGCTTAAAAATGTGGTAGAATATCTATAATGGTAAAATTTAAAACATTTTTAGAAGAAGCCGCCGGCAAAGGTCTCACAATGTTTGATGTAGACGAAACAATGTTTATCACTAAAGCCAAAGTTCATGTAGTTAAAAATGGTAAAGTTATTAAAAAATTAGATAATCAGCAGTTCAATACCTACAAGAAAAAACCTGGCGAAGAATTTGATTTTGGCGAATTTAAGAATGCTCAAGTGTTTAACAAAACCTCCACGCCAATTGCAAGAATGATCGACAAGGTTAAAGTAATATTGAAGAACGCTACAAAGAGAGGTTCAAAGGTTATCATCGTAACTGCAAGACCTAACTTTGATAATAAAAAATTATTTCTAGATACATTTAGAAATCAAGGAATCGACATAGATAAAATCTATGTTGAGCGTGCTGGAAACCTTGGAGGAGGACCAGCCGCAGAAAATAAGAAAGTCATCTTTAGAAAATACTTAGATCAAAAGATATATAAAAGAATAAGACTTTTTGATGATGCTATGTCAAATCTAAAAGCTTTCTTATCGCTACAGAAAGATTATCCGAGCGTGAGCTTTGAAGCTTTCTTGGCAAAACCTAATGGCTCAGTTTCAAGAGTAAGATGATAAACTTAACAAGTTCAGCAAAAAATTATTTGACAACCACTACCAAGAAAAATGGTAAGAAATATGCTTACCTCGGTGTTCTAGGTGGTGGATGTTCCGGTTTTCAATACGAGTGGGATATGACGGATGAAACTGATCGTGGAACACTCGTTGAAAACATTCTAGTCCTAGACAAACTTGCAGAACTCTACGTAATAGGTTGCACAGTAGATTACGTTACTGAGTTCGGCGGTTCTTACCTCAAAGTTATAAATCCAAATGCAACAGCTCAATGTGGCTGCGGTGAATCATTTGCAGTTTAATTAACAAGTTAATCATAAACTCCTTTACTTTTATTTAAAAGTGTGGTAGAATAATAATAATTGAAGGAGAGCTTAATGTTAAACTATAATCTTAATAACCCAACACCATTTATAAAAAAATATATTTTTAAACATAACCATATAATTAACAAATTCGCGGATTTATTATTTTCGGATCCAAATACTACTAAATCACCACAATATAATTCATTACCACCATTAACTCAAAAACTCATTTTCGAATTATCACTATACAAATTACAAAACGGCCGCGATTTTTATCTATAAAATCGCATTTTTTCCTTTACATTTGGAAAAAACTATGGTAGAATATAACTATAATAAAGGGAGTACTTATGTCTAATTTACAACAACACTATTTAAATTTTCAAATTTTACAAACTAAAGAATCTAAAATCGAATATTTAAAACAACAACAATCTAAATTATCTAAATATAATATAAACGTACCAAATCTTATTAAGGCTTGGTCTACTAATGATTGGCCTCACCTTCGTCCAAAACAAACTAACCCAGGATTCTAATGTCATTTTATACTAACGTATTACGATATAAAAACTTTATCCTTCACCGTGGCTATCAAGCTAACGGTGAAAGGTTTGCACGTAAAGAATATTTCAAGCCAAAATTATTTGTTTCTTCTAAGATGAAAACTGATTGGGTTGGCTTTGATGGAAAACCTGTAGCACCATTGGATTTTGAAAGTATGTTCGAAGCTGGTCAGTGGCTTAAACAAAACATTGATGTTTCAGGTAGAAACATATATGGTAATAAAAAATTTACTCAACAATTTGTTACAGAAAAATATCCACGTGATATTGAATTTAAACGTGAGTTTATTAATGTCGGTACAATTGATATTGAAACAGATTATGATACTGGATTTCCACATCCAAACGAAGCAAGTCAAAAAATACTTGCAATTACATTTAAATCAAGTAAAAGTGATTTATATCGTGTTTGGGGTTATGGTGATTTCAGTGAAACAAATGCTTTAATTACTCCTGTAAGATATTACAAATGTAAAGATGAAGTTGAACTATTATCTAAGTTTCTAGAATTTTGGTCAGATCCAAGGTACACACCTGATGTTATTACAGGTTGGAACACTCGATTTTTTGATATACCATACATTGTAAATCGTATGGCAAAGGTTCTAGGTATACATGAAATCAATAAATTATCTCCATGGAACATGCAATTAGAACATAGAAAAATTGTAAGGCGTGGTAGTGAAAATGATGTATATGAAATACCCGGCATACAAACACTTGATTATATGGAACTCTTTCAAAAGTTTGGTTATACCTATGGTCCACAAGAATCATATGCATTAAATCACATTGCTTATGTTGTACTTGGTGAAAAGAAACTTTCTTATGAAGAAGAAGGTTCACTTAAAAATCTTTATAAAGAAGATCATCAAAAGTATATTGATTATAATATGAAAGATGTTGAATTGGTTGACAGACTTGAAGAAAAGATGGGTCTCATTACATTGGCACTTACAATAGCATATAAAGGTGGTGTAAACTATCAAGATACTTTTGGTGTTACTGCCATATGGGAATCAATCATTTATAGAAAATTAAATCAACATAATATCGTAACTCCTCTTGCTCAAGAGTTTGATGATTATCAAATCATTGGTGCAACTGAAACATCTAAAAAGAATCCATCATCAGATTTTCGTGAACAAGGTAAAACACACAATATTGCTGGCGGTTATGTAAAAGATCCAATCCCTAAAAGATATCAGTGGGTAGTATCATTTGATTTAAATTCTCTATATCCTAACATTATTGTTCAAAACAACATGTCACCAGAAACAATAGTAAATCATATTGATGATCCTGATAAATATGTTAGAGCTGCTAATGAAACATATTATCGTAAAGATCTTCAAGGTGTACTTCCACAGATTATCGAAGAATATTATGATGAACGTGTGTCAGTAAAAAAGATGATGTTAGCAGCTAAATCTGAAATGCAAAAAGGTTATACGGCTGAACTTGATAAAGAAATAAACACTCTTGAAAACCGCCAAGTAGCTATTAAAATCTTGCTTAATAGTTTATATGGTGCACTTGCTAATAAACACTTTTTATATTTCAGACCAGCACTAGCTGAAGGTGTTACTCTTACTGGTCAAAAAGCAATTAAGTGGGCTGAACAAACCATGAATAAAGAGTTAAACAAATTACTTAAAACAAATGAAGATTACGTTATTGCAATTGATACAGATTCTTTATACGTTAACTTTGGACCTCTCGTAGAGAAATTTACACCAAAGAATCCAGTTTTATTCTTAGATGAAATTTGTAAGAAACATTTTGAACCTGCTATAGAAAAAGCTTATCACGAGTTTTACCTCATGCATAATGCATATAAAAATAGAATGGTTATGGCAAGAGAAGCAATAGCGGATGTTGGCATATGGACTGCAAAGAAAAGATATATTCTTAATGTACATAATAATGAAGGTGTTCAATATTCAGAACCAAAACTTAAGATCATGGGTATTGAAGCAATTAAGTCATCAACACCTGAAATAGTTCGTAATAAATTTAAAGAAGCATTTGGACTTATAATATCCGGCACTGAAGCCGAAACACAAAAGTTTATTGCCAACTTTAAAGCAGAGTTTAAAACCTTGCAACCAGAAGAAATAGCTTTTCCACGTAGAGTTACAAACATTACAGATTGGCATGATAGAAAAACAATATTTAAAAAGAGTTGTCCAATACACGTACGTGGTTCATTATTACATAATTATCATGTTAAAGAAAATAAACTAAGTAATAAATATGAACTTATAACAAACGGTGATAGAATTAAGTTTGTGTATTTAAAATTACCGAACTCTATAAAACAAAATGTAGTGTCATTTAAAGATGTATTACCAAAAGAATTAAAACTACATAACTATATTAACTATGATTTACAGTTCGAAAAAACATTTATCGAACCACTAAATTTAATACTTAACCCAATCGGCTGGACCGCCGAAGAACAAGCAACATTGGAGGATTTTTTCGTATGAGCGATAACTGGTTTAAAGATATGCAAGACATGCATAAAAAATATGGCGTTGACAAATGGATGAATGATGAAAAGAATTCTGATTGGTC